GAATGTGTACGCTTCCACTGGTGGCGCAATCAACGGCGGTTCTGCTAATGCTGCTAAAGCTTTGGCTGCTAACATGTCTGGTGCTTACATCAGCTTGGGCAGTGAAAACTGGGGCGCTGTTCTCAGCGCCTAATCGGTGGCACAATAAAGGGGCTCTTCGGAGCCCCTTTTTTAATAGGAGATTTTTATGAACGTGATCGACCTTACAACTCGCCTTGGTGGTGAGTTTCTTGCAAACAAAGCTCGTGCTACCGTTGACGGGCAAATTGTTATTCTTGCTCGGTTAGTTGAGCAAGATTGGGTGTACACAGAAGAAGGCCAGAATCTGGCTAATTTGCACTCTAATCTTGATGAAACAAAAACAACATCAAAGTCTCGCAAAAAATCTGCTGAACTGGTAGAATCCGTTGAGGCAGCGCCTGAACCTGAGATTACCGAAGTTTCCGCTGAGCCTCAGATCGAACTGTAAGGTACGTCATGAAAGCTCTTAGTGCTTTTTATTCGCGCATTTTGCCCCACTTGCCCGGTTGTCCCGAGCCGGTGGTGGATCAGATGCTGCTGACATCCGCTATTGAGTTTTGTGAAAAATCGCAGGTTCTTAGGCAGAACCTCGATTCAATTTCTACTGTTGCTGACATTGGTGAATACGACTTAGATAGTCCATCTGCTCAACTAATTATCAGCCGAGTTCTTGGCGTAACTGCTGACGGCATTCCTCTTGTCGGCGACATGGCCGAAAGTTTTCCTAGGTACTTACCCGTAGATTCTGGCATTCCTAGTTCGTTTTATGTCGACCGGACAGACTCCCAGTTTGTTCTTCGTCTTTTGCCAACTCCGGATGATGTCTATACGTTAGTAACGACAGTTGCACTGCGCCCAGCTATGACAGCTACGCAGCTCGAAGACGACTTGTACAACCGTTGGATTGAGCCAGTTGTGTCCGGAGCAATCTACAGGGCTATGCTTCTTCCAGATCAGCCTTTTACTAACTACGCCCGCGCTTCGCAGGTACAGATGGAAACGGCTCGTCATATTACGAACTCTCGCATAGAAGGCAACTACGGTCATGTTCGTGGTTCTATGCGCGTTCGTTCACGCCCATTTGTGTAAGGCCATAAATGACTACTTCCGCACAATCAGTTTTACTTCGGGTCGTAGGAACTTTGCAAGATGCGTCCGCTGTTCGCTGGGCAACAAACGAGCTTGTACGTTACCTCAATGATGGTCAACGGGATATTACTGTCTACCGCCCAGATGCTACGGCTACAACCGCTACGCTTACTTGTGTAGCAGGTACAAGGCAAACCCTGCCTGCGGCGGCGTCTAAGCTCATAGACATTGTGCGCAATGTTGCAGCAACAAGTAGCAAACAGGTTGTTCGTAAAGTTAATCGCCAGATGCTGGATTCAATAAGCCCTTCGTGGCACATTGCAACCTCTAGCGTTAACATTTCAAACTACATGTACGATCCGATTGACCCTAGGGTCTTTTATGTGTATCCGCCCGCTACGACACTGGCTCAACTGTCAACCGTCTACTCGGCGTATCCAACTGACATTGCTGAGCCTGCTGACAATGCCCTTTACACAGCAGTGACTGGCAACATTAGTGTTGCTGATATTTTTGCTAATGCGCTTGCGGACTACATTTTGTTCCGTGCGTTTAGTAAAGACGCGGAGTCTTCAGCAAATGCTAGTCGGGCTCAAGCGCACTATGCCCTCTACACAACGGCGCTTAGCACTGAGCTAAGAGGCACAACTTCTATTGCACCAAGTACGTCTGGAGCTCCAAACCATGGCTGAGAAAATTAAACTAGTTCAAGGTGACGTAAACCGCCCGCAGGTTCAAGCAACAATTACTGACGAAAATACAGGCAATATTGTTGATATCACAGGCGCAACTGTGCTACTTAAATTTCGTAAAGTTGGAGCAACAACTCTGCAAGATACTATGACTGGCACTGTGACCGACGGCGCAGCGGGCTTGGTTGTGTTTCAAATGAGCGAGCTGTCAATGGCAGGAGAAGCTGGCGACTATGAGGGTGAGATTCAAGTAACGTTTGCTTCTGGCGGCGGCGTTCAAACCGTGTACGATCTTTTAAAGTTTAAGATGCGGCAGGATTTCTAATGCGCTCTACTTATGAGTACATCCAACTTGTCGCAACGACAACGTATACAACGCTAAAGGCGCTTGTATCATCAGTCACGCTTAGCGCGGCGACAAGTTATGTTTTACTCAAAGCTGACGCAATCGTTGGTTATTTTATTAAGTTTTTAGAACTTTCAGACACCGCACGCGCCTCTGATTCTGCCGTTAAAACAGTTGGCAAAGGCTTAACTGAAACGGCTCGAGCTACTGAAACCTTAATAAAAAGCTACGGCAAAACGCTTAGCGACAACAGCAATGCTTCAGACTTAGCCGCCAAGACCGTTGACAAAGTAGCCTCGGATAGCGCCCAAGCGAGCGACGCTACAACGACAAGTTTTAATAAAACTATTTCTGATACTGCCTACGCAACTGACGACGTAAACGGCGTTGCAGCAGATGATGACCAAGTTATCCAAGTGGTAAAAGTGTTGTCTGAAATTGTTTTGCCAAACGAAACGTTTGCCCGCACCGTTGGCTATAGCCGAGAGTTCTTAGATTCTGCTGTGAGTGCTGATGTTGCGGCTAAAACGTTTATCAAAAACCTGACAGATACAGTTAACGCGTCTGACGATGCGCAGGTTAGTAATGCAAAAATTGAGTCACCTACAGATGGCTCAAGCGTAACTGACCAGACTGTTCTTGGAATTGGAAAAGTAGCTGCCGACAGCTCTACCGCTTCGGATACTTCGTTCCGTGAATTTATCAAGGGGTTGACAGAAACGCCAACCGCAACAGATTCCGCCGTTATTGTGGCTGGAAAAGCTCTTACCGACTCGACTAGCGCATCAGATGCTGGTACATTGGTAAGCCAAGGCTACTGCGATATTACATACTTCGCGGAAGACTACGTAGGAACTAGTCGTACTTTTTAAGGAACCCTCATGAACACAAATGAAAAAATCATCGCTACCGGCGAACTAAAGATAACAGTTACCGCACCTGACGGTACTGTTAAACAAGAAGAAACGGTTAAGAACTTAGTTGTTACAGCCGGCCTTGGATATATTGCAAGCCGCATGGAGGGCACATCTGCTGCTGTTATGAGCCATATGGCTATCGGTACAGGCAGCACGGCGGCAGCCGCAGGCAATACAGCTTTGGGCACTGAATCCGCTCGAGTAGCATTGACTTCTACTACTGTAACGGGGCCCGCAGTTGCTTATGTAGCATCATTTCCAGCAGGTACTCCTGCAACTCTGACCGGCATTCAAGAAGCTGGTATTTTTAACGCTTCTTCTAGCGGCACGATGCTTTGCCGTACAGTGTTTAGCGTTGTTAACAAAGATGTGAACGATACAATGTCTATTACTTGGACAGTCACAATGGCTGCACCTTGATCGGAGTAATCCATGAGTACCATTGTTACCCGCGCAGGGAAGGGCTCGCCCCTAACCAATACTGAAGTTGACTCCAACTTCACGAACCTGAATACCGATAAGATTCAGGTTACGGGTACGCCCACGAGCGGGCAAGCTGTGGTATGGGACGCTGCAAACTCACGTTGGATACCCGGCACTGCAGCGTCTAGGGTAACGATTTCGTCTACAGCGCCAGCAGGAGCTACGGCGGGCGATAGATGGCTGGACGCAGATACAGGCGTTGAATATTTGTATACCGATGACGGCACATCTTCTCAGTGGGTGGAGTTCGGCCCAACAGCTCTCGTTGTCACGTCTGGCGATGCGCTTGCATTCGCTATTGCATTAGGATAAATATGGCAAACGCATTTAAAAATTACATCGCTGCAAGCGTTACAACACAGACCTCGGTGTACACGACACCAAGTGCGACTCAGACTACTGTGATTGGGTTAAGCCTTGCAAACACAACGGCGGGCGTGGCCACTGTAGACATCCAGATTACTTCTGGTGCGACAACAATTTATCTTGTCAAAGGCGCGCCAATTCCTGTTGGTAGCTCACTTGTGCCAATTGGCGGCGATCAAAAACTTGTGCTTGAGGCCGCGGACATTCTTAAAGTAACATCAGACGTTACGGTTGACGTGTCTGTATCTGTTTTGGAGATTTCATAATGAGTTACATCGGAAAAGTTCCAACGCCAGTACCACTGACCTCTGCCGATCTTCCCGACGGCGGAGTAACCACAGCTAAGCTAGCCTCTAGTTTAAGTCTTACAACTCCAGCACTTGGCACGCCATCTAGCGGTAACTTCAGTTCAGGTACATTTACTTGGCCTACGTTTAATCAGAACACGACCGGCACTGCAGCGGGTTTGTCTGCAACTTTGGCCGTGGCTAGCGGCGGTACGGGTATTACATCTTTTGGTACAGGTGTAGCTACTTGGCTTGGTACACCTTCGAGTGCCAATTTGGCTTCTGCAGTAACAGATGAAACAGGATCGGGTGCTTTAGTGTTTGGCACAAACGCCGCTTTAACAAATCCAACAGTTACAAGCTACACAGAAACTGTCTATGCTTTGTCAGGAACAGCTATTGACCCTGCTAACGGCACAATTCAGACTAAGACACTTGGCGCTAACACTACGTTTACAGAATCATTGGCTGATGGTCAATCTGTTGTTTTGATGGTCAATCCCGCCACATACACAGTCACTTGGCCAACAATGACTTGGATTAACACGGCTGGTTCTGGTACTGCACCAACACTTGAAGCATCATCAATGAACATAGTCACTATATGGCAAGTTGGTGGAACTGTTTATGGTAATTGGGCAGGGAGTGCTTAATGTTTTTGGCTAAAAAACTAAATAGGGGGGCTGGTACTCCTGCACCCGCAGACGCTCAATTCAACTACGTCACCATGCTTTTGCATGGTGATGGAACTAATGGCGCACAAAACAATACATTTTTAGACAGCAGTACAAACAACTTCACCATCACCCGCAACGGCAATACAACACAAGGTTCTTTCTCGCCTTATGGGTCTAATTGGTCAATGTATAGTCCTGCAATTACAGGGTCATATTTAAGTGTTGCAAATAATGCAGCTTTTACACTTGGTAACACATTTACTGTTGAATGTTGGGTTTATAAAACAACAAGTGCTGATTGCACATTTGTTGGCAGATGGTATGCTGGTAATGCTTCAGCATGGTTAATGCACTCTGCTGGTGGAACAAATACATTTTGTTTTGGTACTGGTGCAGGAACATACACAAATGGAACTGGAACAATACCATTAAATACATGGACTCATCTTGCAGTATCAAATGATGCAACTAGCAAGCGAATGTATATTAATGGAACACTTGTTAACACCTATTCAACCGACAATATTTCTTCAGATGGCTCATTAAATTTAACAATAAATCAGAATACTGGTGGCGACTATGGAATGATTGGTTACATGAGTAATTTACGAATTGTTAAAGGTACAGCACTTTATTCAAGTAATTTCACACCAAGCACAACACCATTAACTGCGGTATCTGGAACAAGTCTTTTAACTTGCCAATCAAATCGTTTTATTGACAATAGTACAAACGCATTTGCTATTACAGTAACAGGAACACCAAGCGTTCAACGCTTTAACCCATTTGGTACTTCTACCGCCTACTCGACAAGCGTGATTGGTGGGTCAGGGTACTTTGATGGAAGTGGTGATTATTTAACTACAACCTTAACAGGTCAAAGTTTTGGAACAGGAAACTTTACTGCTGAAGGTTGGTTTTATCAAAATGCCAATGTAAATTACAACACCTTAATGACTCAAAGGACTACTGCCAATTCTGCAACTGGTTGGATAGTAGGTGCAGATAGTGGTGGTAGCGTTTATGCTTACAGTAATGGATTTCTTATTGGGCCAACTGGTACGGCAAGAAAAAATCAATGGAATCATATTGCGTTTGTTAGGTCATCAGGAACAATGACACTTTATTTAAATGGTGTCTCTTTAGGTACAAGTGCAACTTCCAAAACATTCAGCGATACTTTTGCTGGGGTTGGAGGAGACGGCAACGATGCATTTGTTCTAAATGGATATGCTTCAAATGTAAGATATGTAGTTGGAACGGCAGTTTACACATCAGCATTTACGCCTCCAACTGCACCATTAACTGCAATTAGTGGAACATCGTTGCTTTGCAACATGACCAATGGCGCAATCTTTGACAACGCCATGATGAACGACTTAGAAACTGTGGGCAATGCACAGATTTCTACAAGCGTGAAGAAGTATGGAACAGGGTCTTTGGCGTTTGATGGAACAGGGGATTATTTGAAAGTACCAGCCAGTCCAAATTTAATATTTGGCACAGGCGACTTCACAATTGAATGTTGGATTTATGTGTCATCAAATCCTGCCCAATTCACGGCTATTGTTTCAAATTGGGCTGGTGCTGATCCTGCATGGATTTTGGATTTCTCAAACGGGTCTGGAAACATTCGGTTTAACGATAATGGCAATGTTTATTTAACATCGTCTTCAACTTTAACAACTGGACAATGGAATCATGTTGCGGTGTCAAGAAGTGGCACAAGTCTAAAAATGTTTTTTAATGGAACATCAGTAGCGACAGCAACAAATTCAACTTCGTTTGGTTCTGCATCATCAGGTGTATTTGTTGGCGCTTATTACGATGGTACTTATCCATTAAACGGCTACATAGATGACCTACGCATCACCAAAGGCTATGCTCGATATACCGCAAACTTTACCGCACCAACTGCGGCATTCCCCAACACTGGCCCCGTCTAAGGACACATCATGCAAATTGCAATCTTAACTAGCCCCATTACAGTTGGCGACTATCGTGAACTGTTCCCCAACACATCATTTCAATCAAGCGGCCCAAGTGATGAATTCCTAGCGGATAACAACGCAAAGAAAGTAAACGCATTTAAAGCGCATGACCGACTTACACAAAAATTAGTTTCATGTGCGCCTTATGACGATGGTGAATTTGTTTCTATTGTTCAAGTTGAATCATTAACTGCTGATGAAATCCAAGCCGCTAAAGATTCTGCAATGGCTAACATTCGTGGTCAGCGTAACCAGTTACTCAAAGAGTGTGACTGGACTCAGATTGCTGATTGCACCATTCCTAAGAAGGCTGAGTGGACAACATATCGCCAATCTTTGCGTGACCTGCCAAGCACTATTACAGAGCCTCGTACATTTACCGACTGGCCGCACAACCCAGACTACGTGCCAATGACACCTTGAGCCAAACGGCAGACTTAACTACAATAGTCCAATAGTGTAACTAGGTAGCAACATGAACTTTCCATCCAGCCCAACCGTAGGTCAGACATACACGCTAGGCTCCAAGACTTGGGTCTGGAATGGCTCCGCTTGGGATTTGCAGTCGGCTGCGCCCAATAACCTCACCCTAGATTATGTCCAGCTAAACACCAGTGCAACGGTTGCCGACGCGGTAGGCCGTATTCGCTGGGATGCTGACCAAGGCACTGCTGACTTAGGACTTCTGGGCGGAAACGTTGTTCAAAGGCTTGGCCAAACTCTCGTGGCGTATGTCACAAATGCTGAAGCGGTAACAATTACCAAGGGGCAAGCGGTTTATCTGTTCTCTGCGACAGGCGACCGGGCTTCAGTCAAACTGGCGTACAACACTGCGGACGCAGCATCCGCTAAAACGTTTGGCCTCGTTGCTGAAAACATTGCTGCCGGCCAAGCTGGTTTTGTGATGTGCCAAGGCGTGGTTTATCAGATGGATACGTCCACTTACACGGCTGGGGATTCTTTGTACCTCGGTGCGACTGCTGGTGCATTGACAGCGACCAAACCTTACGCGCCAAACCATTTGGTGTATATCGGCACAGTTGAGAAAGCCAACGCAGGCAACGGCCAGATTTACGTCCGTGTGCAAAACGGCTACGAGCTGGATGAGCTGCACAACGTCTCAGCCCAATCGCCAACAAACGGCCAGACAATTGTTTACAACAGCTCCACTAGTTTGTGGGAAGCGACAACGTTAGACTCTCTGCCAACGCAGACTGGTAATTCTGGTAAATATCTTAAAACAGACGGCACTAACGCATCATGGGGATCACTGCCAACATATTTGCCAGTCATCGATCGCTCTGGATCGGCTGTGAATATTTCAGTCGCAAATGGTTATTTGCCAGTGGTCAATCGTTCTGGTTCAACAATTCAAATCACAATCGCGTGAGGTTAAAAAATGGCTAATCGTTACCCCTTAGTTATCAATGGAACTCAAGTTCAAGAGTTGCAATCTGGTGACGCAGTTGCTGGTTTAGTGATTGGAACTGATGTTCAGGCTTATGACGCTGATCTGACAACTTGGGCTGGAAAGACTGCTCCATCAACATTCACCAATGGCTACACAGAAGAAGTGTTTAGTTCAACGCCTACGTCAACAATTACATTGGACTTGGCAAACGGGTCTGTGCAAATCATTACCCTTGGTGGCAATATTACCTACACATTCCCAACCCCAGTAGCGGGTAAGAGTTTGACATTGATACAAAAGCAAGATGGTACAGGTTCTCGCACAGTGACTTGGCCTGCATCGGTTAAGTGGCCTGCTGGCACTGCACCAACTATCACATCAACGGCATCTAAGGCAGATAAGTTTATCTTTACAGCCATTGACTCATCGAGTTGGCTAGGGTCAGTGGCTGGCCAGAATTACACAGTTTGAGGACATATAAATGTTTTCAAGTAACACATCACAAGTTAGCGATGGCGGCTATCAAATCTCACGCAGTTTGCGCTTTAATAGTGCTGACTCTGCTTATCTTGGTAGGACACCCACAACTGTAGGGAATCGTAAGACTTGGACATGGAGTGGTTGGGTTAAGCGTACTAAACTAGGTGTTAGACAAGGATTGTTTTCTTGCCAACTTGGTGCTGGATTACAGTTTGGTTTTCTAGATACTGATGTTTTCCAAATGGGAACTAATTCTGTATATGTTTTGCAATCAACCCAAGTATTTCGTGACCCCTCTGCTTGGTATCATATTGTAGTAAATGTTGACACAACATTAGCATCTAATCGGTGCAAAGTTTATATCAATGGGACTCAGATTACTGCTTGGGGATTAAACACATTTGATTCCACTATTGGACAAAATGTAGATACAGCAATAAATTTAAACAACGACCATGCGTTAGGCCAGATTGGCACTAGTGTTTCATTCCTTGATGGCTACATGACCGAAATCAACTTCATTGATGGTCAAGCCTTAACCCCATCATCATTTGGTGCAACAGATGCACAGACAGGTGTGTGGGGGCCAAAAGCCTTTTCGGGCGGTGCATATGGCACTAACGGCTTCTATCTGAACTTCTCAGATAACAGCAACACCACTGCGGCTACTTTGGGCAAGGACTACTCAGGTAACGGCAACAACTGGATACCTAAT